ATTGGCACTGGTGCTAACGCATTCACTTTAACAATAGATGGACCAGTAATATCATTGACTACCCGTACTTCAACAGTTGTTCCAGCCACCAACGACGTAAGTGCCGGAACGAAATTAGCAACCAGCGAATTAGGTGTACCAGTATCGACCGCGAACGGAATGTTGATGTACGTGTTGGTACCGGGACCGCCACCACCTGCACCGCTCGAATACGGATTGAACTCCCAATAACCGCTGTCGTTCCACACCGCTTCAAACATGACGCCGGCTTTAACTTCATCGGCGGTAAGTTCGGACCCGTCAGCATGACGCAATGCGTGTTCTTCACCATCAACCGACAACAGCGTCTGGTTTGTATTGTTTACCAGCGCCTTGACGCGCAACGGCATTCCCGGCGTCTGTGTATTGCCGATAGGCGGATCAAATTCCACGGCAATCGTGTTTGGATCGCCGCCGTCAACCGCCAGCGCGTAGTTCATCCGCTGACTGCGCACCGCAAACATAAGCTGCGCCAGATTAGCATTGTCTGAGACTTGATTTGCAGCCTCAATAACTGCAACGATTTCTCGCTGCGGAAACTCCACCGCCGCAGCAGGAATAATCGAACCCTGCCGGCCGACACTCGGATCACCGTTGATATAAGCTGCTTCAGGATCAGTGATACCATAAGGCTGATTGTATTTCATCGCTTCCTCTCAGGGCGTTCCAGCCATCGGCCCGCCGGTTTGTAGATAAGAATAGTCAAATACGATTTGCGTATGCGCAGGTTTCAGTCTTTCCAGTATACAAGGCACTTCATCGGCCAAGCCGATAAGAAGGTGCGGATCAACGCCAACTTCGCCACCGACTGGTCCCGTCCTGAACCACGTCAATTTTGCATCACCGACGCCGATTGACCAGTAAAAGCGCATTTCGGGCGGTCCAAGATACCAACGCATGGTCCCAGCCGTGCCGCCCGCTTCAATTTCTTCAACTGTCGTATCACCGACCCTTGAAATGCCGCACATGTACGGCGCGTATTCCTTGATCTGTATCGTGTAACCAAGCAATGCCATCAATTCAATGAAAAATTCCCGGCTTTGCCCGCCAAGCATCGTCATCTTCAGCATCAAGACGCGACGACGATCAGCTAATGTGGTCTGTATTCCAAAGAAACATTCATCCGGCAGACCCCAGTTGCGCTCCCAGTCTGTGAACATTTCAACTGAGTAACGCGGATCAGTCTCAATCTCCAGCAGGTCCGCTGCGCGCCCGTCAACAAAGCCCCAATACTCAGCCAGACCGGTTAACGTGCGAACCAGCGTACTTTGCGGCTCACGTGGCCAAGCCTGACCCTGCGGCAGCAGAGCTAATATCGCCTGAACATAGTCCTTGCCCGAACGGCGAATATGACGGTCAAATTGCTCAGTCATAAACGACGCTTCCCAGTATCGCTATATGGCCGACAGACAACATTACGTCGTCTTCATTGTTCGCCAGATGAAATGACACAACGCTGGTCGTATTCATGATTGCGTAGCTCTTCCATGCGGCAAAGATCGTCTGTCCCGGCGCCGACAGGTTACGCAGCATGATGTTCAGGCTTTGCTCAATCTCAGCACGTACTGCTTCATTATCTGGCACCAGCTCGTCAATGACACAAGTGATTTCCTGCTTGACCGGCGCCACAACAAAGAAGTCTTTCACAGCTACCGGTCGCTTGGTGCTTACATAGTGCTCAACAGCATCAATATCTTCCTGATAAGGAACACCGTCATTGTCAGCACGCATGTCGTCCATCATGAACCGCACTGTCACCGTGCCGATGCCCATTTCGCTCGCCGCCCAAGCGCGCGTCACTCCCGGTACGGCCAATGCCCACGCCTCATAGTCGTAGGCCGCGCCGCCCATCGGTGGCTGCTGGATGCGGCGCAGAACGCGCAAGCGCAAGTCATTATCCGATTCGCTATCAACACCACCATCAATCAAAACAACAGGCGCCTCAGCCTGCACGCCACTAATAACCGTTTCGAACGACAAAAAATCACCCAGTGCTTTATTGCCACCGGCGCCGGAGTTCAGCGCACGAACGGGAACAGGAACACTTATGTCGCCATTGGCAAACACTTGCTTAGTCGTCTCGTACGGCCAGTTATCACTGCCAGTCAGGCGTGATCCCACTGGTACTATTGTGCCGGCGTCGCCGAAAACAGATACATCACCTGCAGCAAACGTCCCTACCTTGCGTCCCTTGCTGCCATCTGCATTGACCAGCCATATCTGGCCATGACGGTCCAGCCATTCGTGCTCTGCCGTGTCCGGCAAAAACTGCAGCGCCAGCCAGTCAAGGTAGCGCAGCGTCAAATGACAGACTGCAGCCATGGCATCAGCCATGACACGCAACACACTGTTACCGATGAACGACGCACGACCCAAGCTCGTGGTCACTTCTCCGCGAACTGTTTCACGAACTTGACGCAGTGTCGGTGTTGTCCACGGCATTGTTACGTCCTGACTCCATCCCATAGATTTTGAAAGCGCAGTTCAATCAACAGCAACGGACCTCTATATATTTTTACCAATACATTTATACGTTCAATACTGGCGCGTGTCGCCATCACGTCTATATGGCTGCAGACACGTTTGTCAATCAACGGTCTCAAAGCAACACGACAATATTGCTCGGCCAATGAAAGCGTTGCCCCCTGCTTGGCTTCAGCAGGTGTTATCTTTGAACGGCTCAGCAGCCAGATTTTTGCACCGATGGGCCAGCCATCCCAGATTGTTTCTGCGTCCAAGTCTCCCCACCAGCCACAACGATCAGTGCTGTCTGGGTCAGGTAAAATGTCATCGGCATCGGCTAAAGCAAAAGTCAAAAGCGCCACCTTGACAACATTGACAAGCTCTTCAGTTTCATCAAGCGTCGCATTCGGCTTCAGCAGCCAGTCCGCCCATATGCCTTCCAGATTAGTGACATTGATAACGCGGACATCAGTCATGCTATGAACTCAACGCAATCACATTACGCTGCATGAATGCAGGGTGAACGGTTTTATTTTCAGCAATCAATTCATCACTGCGCGATCCATCACCATAGATACGATTGGCCAAATTCAAAGAGGGGTAACTGACAGGGAAACTGTAATTGACAACTCTCGGGAGCTGGCGTTCCGTAGCAGACAGGTGCTGAATCAGCAGAGCTGCTAGAGCCACGAAGTTCTGGTAGTCATTGGAAACGAATGAATCTGCTTTGTTCAATTTAATATTTTCTATAATGACAGACATTTCATCCATCATTGTTTCTGCTGCTATACGACTGCCAAAAGTCAATGATGAAATCACCTGACATTGTTCAACGAATGAAAAAATAATTGCGGCATTGACAATGTCTAGGCCCAATGGGCTAACAGGTGTTTCCGCCAGCATTGCTTCACGCACGGTGTTCATGGAATTAACAGAAGCACCGGCAAGTCTAGCTTGCTCAAAACACGCAAACAGTTCAGTCCCAAGAGAAAGATTGATGATCAATTCAAAAAAATTACTCAGGAATTTACCAACGGCTGAGCGTAGATCAGCTCCGGCTGTACCGGCTGCTGATAATGGAAAACTGACAAGCGCTGACATCAGTCGCGTTGAAATTGCCAGTCCTTCACTGCGTTCAGATTTCGTAATCATGCGTGACCAATGCCTCCAGCTTGACCAGTTGGCCAAGTCCCAAATCTATCATTGAACGAAGCTGGTGCGGAGCTGTCTAAATTTGATGCTGCATCAGCTCCGGCAGTGCTGGCTCCACTTTGGAGTTGATCCTTACTGTTGACCTGTTCCGGAGAATTGCCGGAGGAGCCAAGCTGCACGAACGTCATTTCAAATGAACAGTAGCCACCGCGTTCTCTTGTTTCGGAAACACTGTAGCGCTCACAGATACATTTGATGGGCTCCGCCAGATACGGATCCATTAACGTCCCGCCTTGGCTGCTATCAAGTGCTTCCATCAAAGCCTGCTTGCCAAGATGGTAAGACGGACCAATGATATAACCCGTCATCTGATAACGGAAAGCAGCGCGACCCATGTCCTCAGCATAAGGGGTATCACGCTTGGGATACTCGTGGAGAACAACACGCCTACCGCCTTGCCTGCCTTGCTGCTCCACATGGAATTCCACACCGGCAAACGAAGCCGGACGCAGTCGCATGCGCCATGGAGCCGGAGCTACTTCTTGGATCGTTGCCATCAGTTATCCATACGCAAAAGTTGTGCCGCTGCCTTCAGCAGTTTTTGGTTCACCATGCAAACCACCCTGCGGCTTGAACAAATCATCAGGATCTGCATCATCAGGGGTATTAACGATAACAAGCTTGCCTTGAACATAGACAGTACTTCCTGACGGCACTAATCCACCCTCGCCGTGCGTATTGATATCACCAATCACAGCCCACAGTTTTCCATCCACATACGTCGTCGAATTACCGATCACGACAGTAGTCGCGCCACATGCACGAGCATCACCATGTCTGTGCGCTGCTGGCATCAGTTATGATCTATCCTAGTAGCCGTCAGTTTAATACCAGCGGCTGTCAATTCAATACTAGAACCGCCAATCTTAACAG